ATCAACTTTGCACGTGCCTACAGGGACCCTCACAACTGTTAGTGATGAGGGGTTATCGGTGGCTCGTGAGTCCTTTGGACCGCGGGCCGTTCGGCGTAGGCCGAAGGGGTGGACCCCCCCGACGAGTTACAGTATGGTTCACTATGCGGACGAACCCTCACGAGGTACTGCTCGCGTCAGATGGCGCGATTATGTATACACTTATGAGGGTTTGATCATCTCGACCGCGCATAATGGCATTCTGAAGATTCAGACTGACATCATGCCGGGCGGATCAACGTGGTGGTCACCGGCGGCTTCACATAGAGATAAAGCCCTAATTAAGGCTCGTCTCAAAATGAAGTCGTCTTCTGTCAATCTTGGCGTTGCCTTCGCCGAAAGGCGTCAGACCGCCAATCTTGTCGGGTCTACCGCGTTGCGCATTGCACACTCTGCCCGAGCGTTACGGCGTGGGGACTGGAAGTCCTCCCTTCGTTACCTCGGTGTGCCAAAGTCAGCACAAAGAAAACCACGTGGGAGTAGCGTCACTTCACAGTGGCTCGAACTCCAATATGGTTGGTTACCTCTGCTGAGCGACGTTCACGGGAGTTGTGAGGCTCTCGCGAAACGACCCGCCGGTGACTGGAGAGTCACCGCAAAGGGCCTAAGTAAGGAGAAAAAGAAGGATGTCCGTAGCTTTACGGCATCAGGTTCTGGCTCTTCTTGCTTAGCTGAGGCTGTTATTGAAGTAGAGCATGGTTACTTTGTCAGGATAGATGCCCTCCCGGGTAATCCCCTGACTAGTAATCTTGTTAGTTTGGGTATCGTGAACCCTGCCGTTATAGCATGGGAACTCGTCCCTTTCTCGTTCATGGTCGATTGGTTTCTTCCGATCGGCCAATACCTTGATTCCCTCGATGCCATGCTGGGGTACCGTGAAGCTTACTCGAGTGTTACCGAGTTCGCCCGCGGCGCAACAGTCGCACGAGGTGTCAATGGTACCACGCGCGCCAACAACTATATGAAGACGTGCGAGGTGAACGCTACCGATTACCGCGGCCGATACGTCCGTGTTAATCGCATCGCGCAGAGCGGTGTTCCGTTACCTGCTCTCCCTAGGTTTAGGGATGGCCGGAGCCTCACCCGTATGGCGAACGCTTTAAGCATTCTTGCTCAAGTGTTTACCAGGCGGTAGCTTTACCATCGGATCCATCCTGGACCGGTGAACCCTTAACCAAAGGAATACGGCAATGCCGCAAATGGCCACTGGTGTTACCATCAATGATGGTGCAACCACTCCCGTAGCAACTGTATTCAGTCCTGATACTCAGGACGGAATGCTTGCTCGCTTCGCTAACCGCGCTGCGAGCATTCCCGCTGGTTTCAAGACGATCTCTCACGAGGTTCGTCGGCCAACCAGCGCAGGTGCTGCTCAACGTATCATCATCGGGTTTAATCTCCCGGTGGTTGAGACGGTGAACGGGATTGCAACTGTCACTCGTTACTCGTCTGCAAAGGTGGAACTCAACATCGCAAACGGGTCTACGTTGCAGGAGCGTAAGGACCTCCTCGCCTTCGTCGCTAACTATCTCGACGTGGCGGAGGTGAAGACCTCTGTGCAAAATGTCGAGCCGTGGTACTAAGCGGCTCAACACCAACACGAGGCTTGTCAGGTTATTCCTGATGTCCTTGCTCAGGAGGTCACCACTAGGTGCCTTCGCTATTGGAGTTTCTCTATGGCTGCTTCTAGCACTCCTTTCTCTCCTAAACGGAGAGGTTCAGTTGGTAAGGTTGCCTTCCCTCTTCCCCGATTCCATGGGGCCCTCGGGAGAGTCTGGAACCGTTCAACCGAACGCCCAGGTTCTCCACAGGGATGGGACGTCGTGCTATCTGATCATATCCGAGCGGTAGCCCCTGACTATCTACTGTCAGAGGTTATGTCGAAATATGACGACGGCACCCCGTCACCAGAAAAAGAGGCGTTAACGTGGAAGAGATTCCACGAGGCAGAGGCCCAGTGTTTTGCTACGAATCAA